TAAGAAGTATCTTATCGGGAAATCATCAAACGGCTGACTGCTAATCAGCTCCATAGGAATCTAACCTCTGCCGGGTTCTCCGCCAGCTCCGTAGAGAAGTATCTTTAACCCTGTTGTTTTCATCGCCGTATTGGGAGCAATCCAATATTTACAAGCCGGCATTTCTCGCTCATACCAGTTCAGAAGCAGTTCGTAATTTACCTTTGCTCTGTTTCTACAACTAATACCTCATGGCGTACCGCTGATGTGGCTGATGCTTTCACACCGACAACAGGAACGTATCTGATGAATGTGTATTCAATTTTCAAGGAACACACAGCCGTTTTCTTTGGCTGTGAGAAAATTGTAGTCTTTTTCCACCCATCTTTTTATTGACCATTGGTGATACATTCTTCGGTAAACTATCACTCTGAGTGATAGCCCTGAATTAAAGCATTTCACCCAACTCCAGGAGCTGTTTTTTCGCAAGTTCGTACTGAGATTTCAACTTGTCTTTATGAAGCTCCTGCCCCAAAATGATGTACTCCATTGAAACATCAAAGAAAACTATCAACTCAATCAGCAGATCAATCGAAATGCCTTTGTTTCCAATTTCGATTTTCGCCATCATGCTATAACTGATGTTCAGCTTTTCAGCGAGTTGTTCCTGTGTCATTCCTCTGTCTTTTCTAAGTGCGGCTATTCTTTTCCCGCTTTCTTTTGGGTCGTAATACATTTACGTTTCCTCCGATTTCTTGAAATTCAAAAAATGAAAATTCCAAGAAGCCGGGAGGAGAGCGGCACCGATAATCCGTTGCAAATAAAAAAAGGGAGCAGCCGCTGATGCGATGTCTCGCAAAAGCGACCACTCCCCGTAGGTTATGTGGTATCAAAATAAGAACCCCCGTACACTATATTTCTAAGGCAATTTGCTCTTGCCCTGAAACCATAGCGGACGGGTGTTCTTTGAAAATTTTAGATTGTTATACGGCTGTTATAATCAGCCGTTTTGCGTTATACGGAAATTCCTCCGGTGTTATATGAATGTTATATGGCGAAATTGGCGTTATATGAACGTCACACAGGTGTTATATGGTTGTTATATGGTCAGTTTTTCGTTGCGGAAACGGTTTGTAGGCGGTGTTATCTTCGCATCTTTTAGTGCATTGACCAAATCGTAGTATTCCTCATCGGTCAGATATTCCTTTGCCATTTCCAGCTGGGTGGAAACCATTTCGTCCGCACCCATGTTGTAGATAGCGACGATCAGCCAGTAATAGGCTTTCACATTGCCCGGAGCTGCACCCAAAGATTGTGCTGCGTACTTATGCAGGTTTTGATAATCCTTCGCATCCTCCAGCGTTTTCAGCAACTCATTTACAACGCCGGTGTAGCGCAGTTCATAATTTGCCGCAGTCAGCATAATCCAATGTTCAGAGTCGGCAGACAAAAGAACTCTGCCTTTGTAGAGGTTCATAGCACGTTTCAGAATCTCCACCTTGCCGGTAGTAGAGCCTGTTGTTTGTGCTGCATCCCAATACTTATCAAACAACTGGAGGTCAGTCATTATATGGAGCTTCGGATTGAAACGGTAGCCATTAGGCGTTGTTTCTATCAGCTGATACTCCGAGATCAGGGCAAATGCCTGTCTTAAACGGAACACCAATGCTCGAAGGTTCTTACTTGGGTTATCTGCATCAACGGCTTCTTCAGGCCATATCGCTTCCGCAATTTCCCATGCAGGAATTGTCACCTTGCGGTTGAGAAGCATATATGCCAGAAGTCTGGTACACATAGGCGATTTCAAATCAGATTCACGAAGAACACCACCGGAAGTATAGATTTCCAGATTACCAAAGAGATTGATGATGACATCCGTATCATGTTCGATGTTCTCAGGAGAAACCGACATCTTCATGCTCTGCATCAGCTTCTGCTCATTTACACAGGCGAGAACCACAAATGCGAGCAGCTGAAGCATACTGCTTCGTTCCAGATGTTTCTGCGGATTTCTCAGTACAAGGAAACCCATCGGACGAGGTTTCACAGGAACAGCCAAAACACTCTGGCAGTACAATCTTTGATAGACTGCATACTCACCTGGGTACTCGTTTTTTACTTCATTCACATCACGAACAATGATAGGGTCATTGTCGTGCATTGCCTTTACCCATCTATGCAAAAACTCAGCAGATTCAAATTCCTGCAAGAGTTGTAACGTCTTATCATCGGGTCTTGGATTGTACCAGTGGGTCGGTGTCCACAATCCCAACTCCAGATCCACTTCAAGAAAGCCAATCCAGTCACCTTGATAGAACTCCAAAGCGGTTTTCATTACACTCTGCATAATCAGGTCTGGATCGTCACTCTCATGTACGGAGGATTCCAGTTTGCTCAGGGATTGCTCCAGTTCCACAGCGTACTGGATATATTGTTGTTGCTCTACTTCTTCGGTAGAAGGCTGTGCGGTGCTGCTGCCACCTAATATTTGTTTGAACTTTTCAAACATAAGAATGTACTCCTTTCCCATAAAATGCACAAAGCTGCCAGACACGATATGGCCTGACAGCTTGGGTTTGTCATCGAAAGCATAACAACTGGCTGCCATTTTACAGGCCCTATAGCTTTGCGTCGCAGGCTTTCGCCAACTTTGCCCTAACTCTCGGTCATTATATAATTTTATTTAATCATCCGCAGTGACCATAACCATGTTCTGCTGCTCAATTAAAGCATCAATGATTTTGCTCACTGTTATCAATGTAGTTGCATTACATTTTTTCAGCTTTTCAGCGATTTCTGTATTGATTATACTGTCACGCTTTGCATAAGGCGTATCAAGTAAAAAGAAATCGAAATCTTTTTCTAAAGCAAATGCTAATTTCAAAAGCATTGCCAGAGAAACTTTCGTCTGTCCCACTTCGACATGGCTCATATGATTGTTCGAGCAACCAATCAACGCACCCAAATCCGCCTGGCTATACCCCTTTTCAAGTCGAGCAGCTTTTATACGCTGACCAATTTTAACGTAATCAATTTCCGGTTGCATTTCAATCACCTCCATGCTTTTCTATCTTATCTTTATTATAAATTATGCCCAAAATCCCACAACCAACTATAAATGCAAGTTGCATTTATAAGTGCAATATGATAAAATTTTATAGGCAATTTGCATTAAATGATAGAAAAAGAAAAGACCCGAAACGCTCTTGAGAGCTATTTTCGGGTCTTATAAACAAAAAAATTCGTAGAGTATCTTACTCCAAGTAAAAACACCGCCAAACACTGAGAAATCAGCATTATTAGGCGGTGTTGACGATTTTATTTGACGGTTAATAAAGAAGAAAGTTTTTTCATATTTTCTTTCTTTAGCTCCAGGGTAGGATGAACATATCGGTTCATTGTGATATTGACAGTTGCGTGACCAAGAATTTCGCTAAGACTTTTCACATCAAATCCCAATTCAATACATCTGGTAGCAAATGTATGACGGGTTGCATGAAAATTGGCAGATTCTACGCCACTTGATTTTAGTGCCTTCTTAAATTTGTTTTGCATAGTTCTCGGTTCCACAAACTTATGTTCGTCATTTGTTAGCAAATACCCAACGGATGACTTTTTGTGTGCAGCAAGCATCTTGATCAGTTCATCAGGAATAGGGATGGTTCTTATGGAACAGGAACTTTTGGGAGTAGTTACAACTATCTTTGTTTTCGCTCCGCAACCAGATTGATTTTGAACCCTTTGCAGAGTATGGTGAACGTGTATTGTCTGATCAGAGAAGGATACATCTTCCCATCGTAAAGCACAGATTTCACCAATTCGCAATCCAGTGAATAGACATACGAGAATACCTATGTTACATGGTTCAGGCTCTGCTAATATATATTTACAAAGCTGCGCTTGTTCAGTTTTACTAAAAACCCTCATCGGATTAGCTGTACGTTTTACTTGAACAGCACTACCATCGCAAGGTACATATATACCTTTCCTAATTGCAAATTTCAAGATATTACGAATTACTGACAACACATCTGTCACCGTTTTTGTTGATAATCCATTACCCTTTTTTCCACCTGATACCAACAGGAGGTTACAGTGAGATTCTATAAAATCATAAGTTATGCTGTCCAAAGTTTGATTCCCATACGATGGGAGTATATAGTCAGTAAGCATATTGTGATACTTATTCCGTGTAGATTCTTTAACTTGTGATTTGACACTTTCAAACCAATCTAATGCGATTTTCGAAAATGAGTATGGATTTGTCGCAACTGTTACAAAAGTTTTCTGGTTATATATATGGGTGATTTCTCGTAACTTAGTCTTGACTTCACGATATGATTTTGCATATACATACCCATATACTATTTTCCCGGTATCAGTTCGTGACCTGATATATCGTCCTTCCCATCTACCGTCTTTCCTTTTATAGATGTTTTCGCCTTTTTTTGGCATATGGCATAGCCTCCTTTCCTTGTGACTATAATTCTGACGGCTAATAATGAAAAACGAATAACAAAAATTCTACTTGTTGATTAATGGGCAAAGAAAAAGAGCTGAGTTATTAGAATAAATGCGAGAGAACTCGACAAGAGTTTTCCCGCATTTATTTTTTTGCCCAAAATCCAGCAGAAAAGGAGGACAAAAGGCTTGACCAAGAAGCATCTTACCCTGAAAGACCGCGAAGAGTTGGAAGCCCTCTATAACAAAGGATGTGGCGCGGAGCAGATCGCGGCAAAGCTGAAAGTCCATCGTTCTACCGTGTACAACGAATTGAAGCGAGGCGACACCGGGGAGATGGACGGCAACGGACGCATCGGGTACAGCGCCGAGCTGGCCCAGCAGCGACTTTATGAGCGCCGCCGGATGGGCCGGAGCGCGGCAGCAAGAAGCATAGCAGAAAACGCCGGTTGATACCCGGCACCAGCACGAAAGAGAGGATTATCTATGGCAACCGCATACTGTGAGATCATCGAAACCGAGAGGCGTACATCAGTCAATTTTTACACCGTGGAGCAGTACAACGCTGAGATCAAGCGCCGGAAGCGGGCAGAGCTGCGCCGCAAGCGTGAGGCCCACCGCGCCCGGCAGTGGAACAGGGTGCGGGAAACCATTGGAGGATTCGTCGGAATGGCTGGCTTTGTTGTCACTGTTTCTTCTGGCGGATGTTCTGAAATCGGGGACATCATTATTGTCGGCGTTGTCGGCCTTGCTATGATGGCATCCGGCGCGTGGCTGGCCCATGCGTTCTACGGACAGGAGAAAGACGCGGAATGGCTGCGCCGCTTACGGGATGCCGGAGAAGCGGGAAAATGACCGGCGAACGAGAGGAGATTTATCAACGGGCGAGAGAACGGGAGCGGGAACAGCGTTGGAACGCAAAAGGCAGGGCGCGGGTGGTGCATCCGAAGTACGGCAAAGTGATCGTCCCACATCATTCAAATTTTGCCGCTATTCTGAACGCGGCGGAATACTGGGGCTGCGACTGGATGGAAATATTGGACGCGGAAGTGTGGCGGGCAGAGCCGGGCGACGGTCCCACGGTAATACCGAAAGAATTTTGCAGAAGAAGCGGAGGCAACTGAATATGAATGTGAGAATCAACACCCATGGGAACCCCTTGCCGGAAGTTCACGGAGAATGGATTGACCTTTGTACGGCAGAGGAAACCACCCTTGAATTTCTGGGATACAAGATCATTTCCCTGGGTGTTTCTATTGAAATCCCCGATGGCTACTATGCGCACATCGTTCCGCGCTCCTCTACCTTTGGGAAGTGGGGCCTGTTGCTTGCGAACAGCATGGGCGTAATCGAAAACGACTACTGCGGCGACGGCGATGTGTGGGGCTTCCCCGCTATCTGCCTGCGGCAAGAGGGTACAACAGTTCCCAAGGGTACGCGCATCTGTCAATTCCGCCTTGTGGAGAAAGCACCGCGCGTAACCTTTGAGCCGGTGGAGAGTCTGGGCAACCGTGACCGTGGCGGCTTTGGCAGCACGGGAGGTTGACGCTATGAGCATCTGTAAGGGTTGCGGCGCGGAAATCGACTGGGTGCGGATGAAAAGTGGAAAGGCGATGCCGGTTGACCCGGAGCCTGTTTTCATCAGCACCGACGGAAAAGGCATCTTTATCACGGACGAGGGCGACACGATCATCGGCATGGCATCAGAAACCAATACGGGCGAAGTCGCCTTTGTTCCCCACTGGGCAACTTGCCCGGCATCTAAGAAATTCAAATGAGGAGGATAACCAATGCGAGAGGATATTAACATTCAGGATGTGCGGGAGCTGTGCCAGCGCGGAGCGCTGCGGGCCTACGCAAAAGACGGCGGCGTGTTTCTGGAGGACACCGCCAGCGGCGAGAGTGTCCGCCTGGACAACCGCCCCAAGATCGGCGCTACTCCCCCCCGCCGCGAGCCGGAGCGCCGGAGCCGCGTTGAGCGGATGTTTGGCCGCCGGGAGGATTGGAATACCAGTCAGGCGGACGACGACCAGGGGCCTTACAAGGGATTTCTGATCGTGAAGTGCGAGGAGTGCGGCGAGGTCAAGGCGTTCTGCGCGAAGCGGGAAACCTACGGCTTTAAGTGTTCCTGCGGGTATGAAACCCCGCTGGAGAAGCTGCGCCCGGTGTTCATGCACTGCAAATGTGGCAAGACCTTCCGCTACAAAACCAACATCACGGCGGAAACTTTCTCGCACACCTGTCTTTCCTGCAAGGCTCCCGTGGATTTGGAGCTGAACAAAAGGCAGACGGCCTATGTTACCGTTGGCGAAAGGCGGTAACGGCATGAAGAAGTTTTTCGCTGATCTGCTGGGCGTAATCGCCGGGGTGTTGGCGGTGGCCGTTGTTGTGCTGTGGGTGGCTTTGGCCGCTGTGGCACCGCTGGCCCTGCTGAAGCTGTGCATCCTGTATCTATTTGTATGAGGAGGACGGCCAAATGAAGCTGTCGAAATATGTAAAACTGGTCAAGAGCTGCGGCTACTGTGCCGTTATTCATGTGGCGGGCAGCGGCATTTGGCTGGGTACGCCTAATGCGGTATTCCGGGCGACGGAGCTGCCGGAAATGGAGGGCGAAGATCAGGTTAGAACGGTGCTGGACATGACCGAAAAGGCGTGGGAAAAGGTCTACCTGAAAGAGAGCTATGCCGAGAGCATCCGCAATATTTTCGGCATGAATCTGTCGGAGTTTGAGGAGGGCGAGCAGAAAACCGAGAAGATCAAAGTGCTTGCCGTCCATAAAGGTGTATGGGCCACGGGCCTGCGCTGTGCGAATGACGGCGAGATCATCTTCTACAACGAAGCATTGACCGCGCCTTTTGCCGAGGAGATCAAGAACGGCGAGTACATCACCTACACCGTGCGCAAGACCTCCGCAGGACAGCGGTATGTGGTTTTACATAATGGCTTTGATGTGCTGGCGGCGATCATGCCCACGCAGATCATCACACAGGAGTATTTGGCCGATCTGGCCGAGTTCCAGGCGCTTTGTACGGAGCAGTTCTACCGGGAGAAGCGGCGGGCGGAGGTCGCCGCTGCCCTGGCGGAGCAGGACGCAGAGCCGGAGGAAGAAGCGGAGCAGATCGGGATGGAGGATAACGCGGATGCTGATTGAAAGAGCGCGGGAAATCCTCGACCCCGAACACCGGGAGCATTACGACGGCATTGAAACGGTGAACGAGGCTTGTCGGATGGGCCGGGATGCACTGGGGAAGCTGGTGCCGCTGCGCCCTTGCCCTGACGGCGACGGAAATATACTGGCCTGCCAGCGCTGCGGGAGCGGCGAATACCTCCACAACGAGGACGGCAACAGAAACAGCTTTTGTGGACAGTGCGGACAAGCCATCGACTGGAGCCTGAAAGGGATGGGATAAAGCCGTGTATGAAGAATTGATTAGCCGGTTGTATGATGCCGTATCAGGCTATGACCAGGGAACTGGAAGTGACTGGGAAATGCGGTGCGCCTGTAAAGATGCTGCCGCCGCGCTGGAATACATGAACGAAGTGCTTTCCGCCGCCCGAGGGGAGCGGGATGTGGTTACCAAGCGCATGATCGAACTGGAACAGACAACGGCCAAGCTGACCAAAGAGCGGGACGCTGCGGTGGTGGACATCACCACTGTATTCGGGAAGATCGAGAGCGTCCGGCAAGCGCATGGCATCGACAATCCTGTTGCGGACGAGGTTCTGGCCGATCTGTGCGGTGACTACTGCGCCGCCTGCGGGAAGATGTGTTACAAGGAGGGGGTGGCGTTTCAGTGCGAAAATTTCCGTTGGAAAGGATGCGGGACATGAACTGCCACGGATGCAAGCACCTTGACCGATACAAAGAGGATGGGGATGGATACTGCTCCCGTGTGGTACGCTCCAAGAGCTATCAGCCGCAAAGAGTGGAAAACGGGAAGCTGATGAATAGCAGTTGCGTGAGACGGCCGGACATGGAGCGATGCGAGCTTTATGCCGCCGGGGATTACGCGACAAGGTACGATGAAGAATGAACTTTGAGGGGTGACACACATGAAAATGTGCAATAGATGCAGCGTCCCCGGCTACCTGTTAAATCCGGGCGGGAAAGCCTGCCAGTGTGCGCGGAAAGTGCATTGACCGGAGGTAGTACGGAACAACGCTGACAAGATGGAAGTTATGGACACCGAGGAGCTGGCGATCCTGCTTGCCAAGATGGGCGCGGACCCGGACAGGCTGGACAGAGCCGTGCAGCCCTACACTGGCGAGGCTGTAAACAAGTGCATGGATTGGCTGGAGCGGGCCGTGGAGGAGTTATGAAAGACAATAGCTATCGCGGTCAATTAAGTTTTCTTGACGAGATCATAGTGGACAATTTTGCCGGCGGCGGTGGTGCTTCAACGGGAATGGAACTGGCAACGGGCCGCCCGGTGGCTATCGCCATCAACCACGACCCGGACGCAATCTTGATGCACAAAACCAACCACCCGTACACCGAGCATTTGCAGGCGAGTGTGTGGGATGTTGACCCCAGGGAGGTTTGCCGGGGGCGCAAGGTCGGCCTTGCATGGTTTTCCCCGGACTGCAAGCATTTCAGCAAAGCAAAAGGCGCGGCGCTGGTGGATAGAAACATTCGCGGCCTTGCGTGGATTGTGCTGCGCTGGGCCGGTACTGTACGGCCAAGGGTGATTATTCTGGAGAATGTCGAGGAGTTTGTTACCTGGGGGCCTGTGCGCAAAGGAAAGCCGATCAAGAAAAAAGCGGGCCAAACATTTCAACAGTGGAAGAAACAACTGCTTGCACTGGGCTACCGCGTGGAGCATCGGGAGATTGTGGCGGCAGACCTGGGCGCACCTACCACGCGAAAGCGGTTTGTCCTGATCGCCAGATGTGACGGGCGGCCCATCGTCTGGCCGGAGCGCACCCACGCGCCGAGAGACAGTCAGGAGGTACAGAACGGGCGACTGCTTCCGTGGAGAAGCGCGGCGGAGATCATCGACTGGAGCATCCCGTGTTATTCCGTGTTTGAAACAAAGCAGGAGATCAAGGAAAAGTACGGCGTGAACGCTGTCCGACCGCTGGCAAAGAATACGATGCGCCGCGTTATTCGCGGTGTGGACAAGTTCACCATCCGCAGTGGCGAGCCGTTCATTGTGGAGTGTAACCACGGAGGGGACGGACACACAAGGGGCGCGGCGGAGCCGGTCAACACCGTCACCGGGAAATATACCGGCGGCCTGTGCGAGCCTGTTATGGCACCGTTCACATTCAGTAATACCGGCGGGAGCGTGGGCGCGGATGCCGGAGAGCCGGTACACACAATACGCACCGCAGGGGGACAAATCCTTGCGTCGGCCAGCCTTATGAGCATCGGCCAGACCGGCGGCGGTGATCGGATTCGGGATGTAAACGACCCGGCACCAACCGGCGTAACAAAGCAGGAAGCGTGTGTCGTGGCGGCGAACATGATTCAGTATCACACAGAGCAAACCGAAAATGTACGGGCCAACGGAATGACAGCGCCCTTGCCGACGGCGGACACTTCAAACCGCTACGGTCTGACCACGGCCCAGCTTGTAGAGTATTTCGGGAACGGGGCGCCGCTGGATGTGACAAAACCGATGCACACCGTTACCAGCCATGACCGGGAAGCCGTTGTATGCGCACATATCAGCAAGTATTACGGTGGGGTGATCGGAGCGGGCGCGGCGGAGCCTGTGCCAACCGTGACGGCCATAGATCACAACGCCCTGACGGCGGCCCATGTCGTCGAGTTCAAGGGGCAGGACATCGGGCAAGACCCGAAAAAGCCGTTGCGCACGATCACGGCATCCGCTGGTGAGTTCGCGGCCTGCCATACCCGTCTTGTGAAAGCGGGCGGAAAAGATTTGATGCACTGGCCGAAAATCCGCGATCTGCTCAATGAATACTGCGGCTATTCTCTGGCTGAGGATGATGTGCTTTTGCTGGAGATCGGCGGCGTGTATTACTTCATCGCAGATATTATGCTGCGGATGCTGACCCCGCGAGAGCTTTATAACGCCATGGGATTTCCGCCTGATTACATCATTGACAGGGACTACCTGGGCAACGAGTACGGCAAGACAAAACAGGTTGCCCGCTGCGGAAACGCTGTGTGTCCGCCGATGGCGACGGCCCTTGTCCGGGCGAATCTGCCGGAATGGTGTACGGAGCGATACGAAACCATGCAACAGCTTGAAAAAGCAGTCACGGCATGAGAGGTTCAGCATGGAAGAAAACGCGATTCTTATGCTGGGTGACTGCGTAGAAACGATGCTGCAGCTTGCGCCGGGCAGTGTTGATATGCTTTTCACCGATCTGCCGTATGGCACCACCAACTGTAAGTGGGACACGCCGATAGACCTTGCCGCGTTTTGGGCTGCGGCAAACAGGGCCGTGAAGCCAGGCGGCGTAAAGGCGCTGTTTGCACAATCTCCGTTTGACAAGGTGCTGGGGGTAAGCAACCTCAAAGAGTTCAGGTATGAATGGATATGGGAGAAAACCGAAGCAACCGGGCATTTGAACGCGCGGAAAATGCCGATGAAAGCCCATGAAAATATCCTGATTTTTTATGACCGTCTGCCCACCTACAACCCGCAAATGACCCACGGCCACAAGCGAAAGGTCAGCACTGCCAGCCATAAGCGAAACTGCAGACACGGGGAAATGTACGGGAAATACGGCGATGTCAGCTATGACAGCACGGACAGATACCCTAGGGATGTGCTGAAAGGCCCGACGGATAAACGCCGCTCCAATCTGCACCCGACACAAAAGCCGGTTTGGCTGTGCGAGCAAATGATCTTGACCTACACGGACGAGGGGCAAACCGTTCTCGACTGTTGCATGGGGAGCGGGTCAATCGGAGAAGCCTGCCTGCGAGCGGGCAGGAAGTACATCGGGATAGACAACGACGCGCACTGGCTGGAAGTGGCCGCCGCGCGACTTGAATTGGAAGGGAGATAAAAGAATGAGATACCAGTGTAATTGCCCGGAGTGGGAGGAGCGGCCCTGCGATAACCCCAACGAGGATGTGGAGTGCAAGGACTGCCAGCACGGCAAGCCGGAGGAGGAACCGGAATGACGGAATACATCTGCATTGACCCGGAGCATGATGCCTGGAAGTGCGCCAAGTGCGGCCACATCGAAAACTTTGAGGCGGACGGCCCGGCGGAAAACGGTTGGCACTTCTGCCCCGCCTGCGGGCGTGAGATCACAAAGCTGGTGGAAGCATGATCGACTTTGAGGGCTATTACACCATCGCGGCGGAACAGGTGGAGTACATCGCCGCAACGGACAGAGGCACCGGGGATTGTCCGTATTCTCTGGATGTCCACCTGTTGAGCGGGCGGACGCTCTCGGTGAGCTACCGTACTACCATCGCCCGCACGGCGGGCAGGAACAAGATCGAGCGACAGATCGAAGCGGAGCGCCGCCGGGATTCTGACCAGATCATCGCCCGCCTGTCCCTTATCAGGGACGGTGTGGAGCGGGTGGACAAGCGGCAATTCCGCATCTGGAAACAGCTCAAAGAGCTGCTGAAACTGCCGCCGGACGAGACAATTTAACAGCCGGAAACGGTCGCGTCGCATGGCGGCGCGGCCTCGCCGGTTGCAGAAAAATCCTGTTCCTGCCGTGGCGGCGGGAAAAAACAATGTCGGCGAGGGCCGACAATGGGCTGGTATATCAGCATTAAGTTAAGGGACACGCCGTAAGCGTGTGCTGCTCTCAGGGGTGGCGAGTTGGAGGGAGTGAGTGTCGTGGGCCAGATGTACTACCGGGAACAAAAGCATATCTGCGGCAAGGACTACGACACAGCGCCGTACATGGAAGTCGATCTATACCCGGTGACGGTAAGCCAGCACAGGGCCAGCCGGAGAGCAAAGAGAAAAGAAGCCTCCTCCCTGGCCCAACAGACCTACAACGACAACCGGGCAAAGCGGTATCATGTGCAGCTCGTCAACACCAACTTTGGACAGGGGGACTTCTCCTGGACGGGAACATACAGCGACGAACACTTGCCGGAGCCGGGCGACACGAAGCGGGCCGATCTGGATTTTACAAACTTCATCAAGAGGCTGTACCGCTGGTGTGACAAGCACCAGGTAGAGCGCCCGAAGTGGGTAGCTGCCACGGAGTACAGCACTATCACCGAGGACGGCGGCGTTTGTGGCCGTCACCATCACCACGCCATCATCCAGCATACCAAGGGCCTTAACCGCGATGTGCTGGAGGAACTGTGGCACGATAAACACGGGAAAATCGGCATGACACGCTGCGAATACCTGGATGTTGACCATGGCAGCGTGGAGAGCCTTGTTAGATATATAAGCAAAAACAAGCGGTGCGCCCGGAGCTGGAGGCAAAGCCGGGGGCTGGAGAAGCCCAAGACCCCGCCCCCCAATGACAGCAAGTGGAGCCGCAAGAAGCTGGAAGATGCCAGCACCATGTACATAGACGATGCGGCATACTGGGAACACAAATACCCCGGCTACACCCTGAACAGGGTGGAAACCAAGGTCAGCGATGCCGGTTTTCGTCACACCACCGTGATCTTACGCCGGGCCGAGTGCTGGCACGGCGGAGGACATAAACCAAGACCACCGCAAAGGAGGAAACGGGAATGACAAAAGCGGAGTGTTTCAAGGCAATCTTTGAAACGCAGATCAACCGGGAGGGCGCGGCGGAGCTGCTGGAATGGCTGAAAAGTACAGACTTTTTCACGGCACCGGCCAGCACGAAGCACCACGGAGCCTACCCCGGCGGGCTGGTAGATCATAGCCTGAATGTCTACTATGCCCTGATCGGGAATTACAGAACGCGGGACGAGTATTCCGGGGAGAGCCACGCCATCGTGGCCCTGCTGCACGATGTCTGCAAGGCGGAATATTACTCCCCCACCACCAAGCGGAAGAAAAACGCGCAGGGGCAGTGGGAGGATGTGCCGGGCTGGGAGGTCAAGGAGCGTCTGCCCATGGGACACGGGGAGAAGTCCGTGTATCTCATTCAGCAGTACATGAAGCTGACCGACGACGAGGCCCTTGCCATCCGCTGGCACATGGGCGCGTATGACGACGCTTTCCGTGGCGGGAGCCGTGCGCTCAACGCCGCCATGAAAAAAACGCCCCTTGTGCTGGCACTCCACACCGCCGATATGCTGGCAACGCAGGACGAACAGCGCCGGGAGGGGCTGTAATGTCGCTGCGCCTGGAGCTGTCGGACTTGCCGCCCCGTTATCGTGCGCAGGCGGAGCAGCAGATCGTCAAGGGCAGGAAGAAGCGCAACGACATGGTGGACGCGCTGGCCGATGCCGTCAAGGCCGCCGCTGCTGCTGGCCGTGACTTTGACAGCCGGGGCGAGTATGAGTATTACATAGGAACCATTGCGCCCAAAGTGGCCCGTGGTGAGATCGTGGAGTGGGAGGCGCACCCGCGCTTTCCCCTGTTCCCCGCCGGTGAATACGGCGGTGTAAAGCTGCGCCCTGTGCAATACACGGCGGATTTTCGCCTGAAATATGCCGACGGCACCGTGGAGATCGTGGAGGTCAAGAGCAAGTTCGTCCGGCGGATGCAGCGGGATTACCCCGTGCGGCGGCGGGTGTTTTTGGAGCTGATTGCCCGGCCTGCGGGCTGGAAGTTTACGGAGATCATCACGGCAGACAGCAAGGAAGAAGTGAAACGCTGGCGGGAGCTGGCAAAAGGAGGAAAACCATGAGCCGAAAGAACAGGATGCCGATCTATTACGGGCGGAACATCGTCCGGCAGACGGAGCGGAATTTTCTCAGCGGGAAAAAGCCGGAGAGCCAGCGCGTGGACGAAAACAGGCGGGCGGCGGCTGATGTGATCGGGATGTGCTTCATCGTGGCCCTGAATGACTGCTACGGCATTGGCGAAAGCCGGTTGCAGAGGGTGGTTGACGATGCCGCCGCCCGTGCGGGACGCTTTGACACCAACAAGAAAGCCGTGGGGTTGGAGCGGGCCAAGAAAAAACTGGACGAGGAACTGGGCGATCTGCTGCCGGGCGGTTTTGTGCTTCCGGCGGTCAAATCCCCGAAGAACAACCGGGAGTGGCGGATGCTGGGCGAACAGCGGGACGCGGCGGAAACGGTGGTAAAAATCTATGTGCTTTCCACAAAGAAAGTGCTGGGCTTTGGACAGGAGCGTATCGCTGTGACGGTCAAGGCCACGGAGGATAATTTCAGGAAGTTTGGCGGGTACGCCGAGAGCGGGGATTATTACGGCTATGCGGCGCTTGCCCGGAGACTGAGCGCCCTGGTGGGTGAGCCGGTGGAGGTGGACGAATCGGAGGCCACCGAGCCGATTTTTGGCAGGACGCTGACTTAACAGCGGGAACAGGAGGCGACGGGATGCGGTACGAAAGCGTGAAGCGCGTAGCCATGTATTACAAGGCTATTCCGGGGATGCTGCGGCTGCTGAAACAGGAGCGCGAGGAACTGGAACAGGAATATAACGGGCTGCGCGGCGTGGCGGCTGATGGGATGCCGCATGGCTCGTCGCCGGGAAAACCGACGGAAGCAATGGGGATGCGGGTCGCGGAAAACGGAATTGGTGACCGGCTGCGGGAGATCGAGGAAAAGGAGCGGGAGCTGACCGCAGACGCGGCCAATATCCGGGCCTGCCTGGACACCCTGAACGGTAGGTACAAACAGGTGATCTTGATGCGCCATGTTTTTGGGTACAGTTGGGGTAAAATCTCCACCAGAACCAACACCCCGGACAGCACGGCCCGCCATTGGCACGAAAAGGCTATGGAGCGTTTCGGTGAAGTGCTGGAGGAGCTGCCCGGCGCGGGTGATCTTGTGGCCCGTGCCTCGCGCGCGCGTACCTAATAAGCGCCGAAAAAAATTCCGCACTTTGGAGCGGGAGAAAAGCCCCCGCTTTCAAGGCTGCCGGAGAGCTGCTTTTGTGGCGGCCAGCAGGGCGCACGGGCCGTCCTATAAGGCAAGTGAGGGAAAATACCATACGCGCAACGCGAAAGGATTTCCGCCGCTCTGTGGCGGCGCTGGAAAAACAATTTGCGAATGAGCAAAAAAGAACACCGCCACGGCGGGCCGGTCTGGCTTTCCGTGGCGGTGTTTTGTTTTGTGGTCACTCTGCGTCGGTTTCTTCTGCGGGCAGCTCCAAGGGCTGGCCCTCGCGCGTCAGACGCTCGGCGCAGGATTGCAGGATGTAGCCCTGGACACTTTGCCCGGCTGCTTTCGCGGCGGCCCGGATGGCTGCGCCAACGGGCTTTACAGGGCGGATGCTGATATAGTCGCATTTGGCATTGTATTTATCATTGTTGCGGCGCTTTGCTTCTGATACAGGCATTGGTCATTCCTCCTTTTCGTGAAGTGGGCCGTATTCCGTCAGGTCGATCATGCTGATCTCCGGCGGTGGCGGGGTGAGCTTGTAAAATCTGCCGTTTTCGTAGTGTTCGTCGGTCACGCCGTCGTACCAGGTGATTTCCCCATGCTGGGCCTGGGCGGCCTCCATGCGCTGCTGGGCCTGCTCCTCGGTGAAACCGTCGAACAAAAGCCGTGTTCCGTCGGCAAACTGCGCCACCAGACGGAACGCGGGGTATATTGCGTGTGCATTGTCCACTGTATCGCCTCGTTTCTGCGTATTCTCGTTTTGTCGCATTATATCATACGAAATCAAGATGGTCTAATGCTTTTTTAGCGCGGCTGGTAAACGGTGGCCGGGCGGGGTGCCGCAACGGCCTCTTTCCGGGTTTTATAGATGGCCGTGCCAATCTCGGCGGCAGGATAGTAGCGCTTGTAGTCGGACAGCCTGGCGTTCTTTTTTGTGGCGACGGAAAACCAGTCGCCGTGCCAGCTATCCAGATACCAACGCTGGATTGTGCCGTCATGCTCTTTTGTGTACAGGGCGGTGCCTGCGGGTGCAATGAACATAGCTTGCCTCCTGTGCGGGTCGTTTTGTGGAAAGGTGGAATCTCGGGTCACGCCTCTGCGGCAAAGTGTTGTGCAAGCGCAACTTCAAAACTCCTGTGGCGGTGCTCGGTGGAGCGGTCAAGGTACATTTGGCCGCTGCCGTCGGCGGCGGGGATGCGCCCGCCTTTCCAGATATACAGCGCGTCGGTGATGATGTCCAGAGTGCTGTAATCGCAGTGGACAAGATCGCAAGGCGTGGTAGAGCCAGAACCGCCATTGAACAGGCTGTGCGCCGCTTTGGCGGCGATAACCTGAGAATCGGACAGCTCGGCGCGGCGGGCTGCGCTTAACAGACTGCTAAAGCTAACGCCGTTGCTGCCGATCTTGGAGCGGGCGATGCCATACAGTTCTGTGTCGGCGGAGAGAATGTAAAGGGCGGCCATGTAGCCACCGTCATTCCGGCGCGCAGGGGCGGAGCCAGATGCAAGGGCCATCAGCTCATTGTAGCGGGCGTAGTGGTTGTATCGGTCAATCATGTGCATTCCTCCTTGTGAGTTTGTTAATCTTTGCTGCAAGGAAGCTGGGCTTCCAGCTCCTCGATAGCATGTCGCCATACAGGGGCAAGCCTGCTTTCGGGGAAGTTCTCTAAAGCCTGGCGCAGCTCGTCGAGTTTGTCCAGTATCAGGCTTTCACTGGGGATATTCCAATTCAGTTCCATTTTGTGTACATCCGTTTTGTCAGATGATCTTGCCGTCAACGGTCACGATGCAGAAACCGCAGGCATCGCCGTTGTCGGGGTAATATTTGTTCCCGGCCTCGTCGATATAGACACGCTGCTTTCGGTCTATGCCGTAGGGTTCAACTTTGCGGGTCAGCTTGCCGACGATCTCAAAGCCGACGCTTTTTGCATACTCGCGGATGGTCATTTTGCGTCCTCCCTGCCCTTTACCCTGGGCGGCGGGTTGTGTATGGGGTGCCGTCGCTTTATGCCGGTGCGACGGCTCCAAGGTGTCCGGGTATCATTTTCGTGGGGCCACGAAATTGGTTGTCAGTTCAGGCCCAGCGCCCGGCGAGCGGCGCTTTCGGCGTTGTCAGTAAGCTGGCGCTGCCATGCCTGGTTGCGGGGCGACCAGCGGAAGCCGTTTGCTTTCAGCGCGGCGCGGGTGTCCTCGTCGGGCTTGTCGTCAAAGAGGATTTGCAGCCGGTTTTCCACGGCGTTGCGGACGATCTCGCCGCCGTCAAATTTTGTGCTTTCGGCGGGGTTGGCCTTTGCCGCTTCCAGTCTGTCCAGCTCGGCCAGACGGTCAGCAACGCGCTTGATATATCCCCGGCGGCTTTGCAGTTCGTAAGGCGGGAACGGGCAGCCGTACAGCTCCAGCGGGGAGCCGCCGCCCTTTGCGAACACGCCGGGCCGGGTCAGCCATTCGCGTTCCCTGGGGCCGATGCCGGGGCAGCCGTCCAGCGTTTTGTGCTTGCGGTAATAGGCGTTTGCGGCCTTTGCATCATCCAGGGCCTTTTGGTAGGCGTTGAGCTGATCGGTGAGGATTTCGCGGGCGTGGGGGTCGGTCAGGTCAACGGGGCCGGTGCCGACGCTCTTGATCTTTTCCAAGATGGCCTCGATGGTTTTGTACTCTTGCCACAAGCTGTCCTCGCGGGCGTTCTGCTTGTTCTTCTTGTTGACCGGGAAATTGGAGCCGCCGGAAACAAGGATGCTGGGGCAGCTCGCCCGGTTGCGGTTGTATGCGTTTGTCCACTCGGCAAGGCGGCGGGCGTAGCGATCAAGCAGGCCGTCCAGCTTGTCGTGGTAGTAGGGGCTGACGCTGGCCTTTTTGGATGCTACCAGGGCGGCGGCAGCGTCAACGGCGGCGCGGTATTCGTCGGTTGCACGGTTTGTGGGATAGTCCCGCATGGAGTTCATGTCGTGCGCCCGGCGGGCAGTGCTTTCGCTGATCTCATAATAGCGGGTCGCCGGTGCGGTCTGTTCCGTTTCGGGCTGGGCCTGCTCCGCTTCCGGGGCTGTCTGTTCCGCTTCCGGGGTGGTTTGTTCCGGGGCCGGGTCGATCATGCTGTATTGTTCGTACATGGTCTTTTCCTCCTGTTTTGTTTTGTGCCGTTTGGCTGGGGTCGGGTCGCTTTCGCCGGTGCGGCCCGCCAAGGTTTCCGGGTCTTGTGGCTCAGATGCAGCCCCATGGGGCGGCGTCGTATTCGTCGGTGTTGGTCACAAGAAACGATTTGTAGACGCGGGAGAAGTCGATCAGGGCAAGCAAAAGCGGGTCGTTTCGGGTCGCGTCCTCACTGGATTGGTAAATCTGGCAATCAAGCATCTTGCAGAATTTGTAATGCCAGGGCAGCAGCTTTTCGTGGTGGTTGACGCGCTGGCGCTCCTCGATCAGCGGCGGCACCTCCGGCATATCTGGCACCTGGGAAGCGTCCGCGTGTTTGTATCGGGTATCTACGGCGCGGGCGTTCAGGCTGTAAAGCCGGTTGTAGATCAGGCCGTTACAGTAGAAGCCGTAACGATCACGGCAGTCATTCAGGGCTTTGTGCAGGGTGTCGGGAGCGTCAAAGCCGAAGCGGTTAAAGCCGCTGTTCAAGATATATTCCAGGGCGTTTGCAAGGGTCGCGTGGGACTGGGGCGACATGATGAAGCTGGACATTTTGTGTACCTCCATTTTGTGATTTTGTGGCCGGTGGCCTGGGGTCGGGTCGCTTTGTGCCGGTGCGGCCCGCGAAGGTGTCCGGGTGTCCGGGTGTCCGGGTCAGGCGACGCGGACATAAAAGGCAGATTTTTTGTTGCTCCATTTTGCGCCTGCTGCCTTGATCGCGTCGGCGTGTTTCTCGGTATCGCCTGCCAGCCATACCACCGGCGCGGCGGTCTGTGCGCCCTTGATGGTGGCGGTCACGCCTGCAAAGCCTGCGAAGCGGGAAGCGATCAGCTCGGCGGCGGTCTTTGCGTCCTGGGCGGGTGCCTGCTGGGGCTTGTCGTCGGCGGCTTCCTGTGCGGGTGCCTGCTGGGCTTCCAGCTCGGCCAGCTTGGCCCGCAGCGCTTCCAGCTCGGCGGCCTGCTGGGCGTTTTCGTCCTGTGCCTGGGTCAGCTTGTCCCGGAGCCGGTCAACCTGGGCGGCGCTGTCGCTGGCGTTCTGTGCGGCGGGTTCGGTGAAATATGCCGTAATGGCGCGGATGTCCTTGGCATCCAGGCGGATGGGCATAACCAGCGCAAACGGCTCTTTTTCGCTGTCGTAGAAAACGGCGGGAGAGGTTGCGCCGGGGGCGCGGAGCTGCTGGCCCTTGCTGATCGGGGCAATGTATCGGCAGTCATAAGCAGCGGCGAAGCCGTCCGGGCTGTGATACAGATACGCGGAGAGGTTCGGACGCTCCAGGGAGAGGGGGCAACGCTCCAGGGCGGGCTTGCTTTCGTTGGCCTTTACGGCATCCGCGAAAATCCGCAACAGGTTTTTGCCGTCGTTGCCGTCCCGCTTGCCGTTGCTGTCAATCGTCCAGTTGCCGGGGTCGCAGTGGGTGACGGGCTGGGCAACGGCGGCATATTCCAGCGCGTCCATTTTGTACATCCAGTAGCCGGAACAAAGATAGATCGCGCCGTCCTCGGTGGTGGTGCAGATCAGGCGCTCGGCGGCCTTGATGGCCTTGGCGGTGTCCTTGGTGTAATGGACGGTAAACTTTTTCATGTGATAACCTCCAAAAAATTCTGTTGTTGGCCCTGCTGGGCTGGGGCTGGGTTGCTTTGTGCGGTGCAGCCCTGCTAAAGTGTCCGCGTCGCCGGGGTCAAGCCTTGATTTTTTGCACCTGTAAGGCGCTGAAAAGGTGCGCTTTCGCCATGTAAAAATGCGGGTCGCTTTCGGGGGCATCCTGCCCGGCAGCGGCGGCGGCTTCCCTGGCGGCTTTGCCGGGCTTGTCGGTGTACTTCCAGAGATTGCAGACAAGCGCGGCGTGTTCGCCCTTTTTCACGCTGTACCCCATGCGCTTCCACTCCGAGAAAGTGTGGAAAGTTTCAGCGGCCAGCATGGCGTTAAAAATATCTTCCGGGGTGTCGTTGCTGTCCTCTGCAACGGCGATCTTGACGCTGGCCCGGCGGGCGGTGATCTTGTCGGCGGGATAGATCGCGTTGACCAGATCGGCGAGCTGGGCGGGAGTAAAGGCGGCGCGGACGGTTTCAAAAATGATTTCGTTGTTTGTCATGGTGTTTACCTCCATTTGTGTTTGTGATTGCACTGTTGCGTGCTTGTTGCTGTGGCTACAACATAGCACTGTTGCGTGCCGTTGTCAAGCCCAAATTTTGAAATTTTTTCTGGTTCCGGGCCGTTCCCCCGTAGGGGGAAAATTTTTTATTTTGCCGGGTGCCGTTGATTTTTCGGCGCTGGTGTGATATGCTTTTACCGTGTCCGGGGCGGTGGCGAACTCACCGCCCGGACTGGTTGAGAAAAACACCGGGGGAGCTTTGCGAGGGCTGGCCCCCGGTGTTTTTTACTTCTCCGGCGGTGTGGTGCCTGTGATGTACTTCAGGCACTCAAGAACCTGTTCCGCCGTGAAGCCTTGCGCCTTGAGCCAGTCGGCCAGGCGGTCAAGTTCCCGCGTGTTCATGCTGTCCATGTTCACCTCCCCTTTCTGGTCGCCGTTGGTCGGCGGTTCGCTGGGCGTTGGCCGCGTGGCCTCCGCTTGCCCCGGATGATAACGGCGAAATTTTGCGCCGTCAATACCCCCAAAACCGTTCCCAAGTTCCCCCTAAAGGGGAACTGTGGGAATTATTTTTGCACAAATTTTTGTGGCGGATTTTCGTGAAAATTGCACAGTTTGGGGGATTATAGGGGGCATATATATCCAGGCTATCAAGATACCAGACCGGGCGCATAAAACCCCTCCCGACGGCATCCGGGGCGGAAAGACGGCAGGCCGGGCAACGGCAACGAAAGCAGGCCACGCCCGGAGCGATAACGGCGCAGGCCATCGGCACCGGCTCCCAGGTCGCCCGGCTGCACTCCCCCGGCAGGGTTGCACCAGATCGGCAGCAGGCAAGCCGGGACCGGCTGACCATGTGCGCCCGGCGCAGGCCAGCAGCGCCCACGCAACAGCCAGCAGGGGCAAGCCCTCGCACAAGATCGGCAACAGGGCGCAGGCCATACCGCCAGACCGCAGGCCAGCAGGACGGCAGACCAAACGCCCACGCCCGCACGACAGCAGGCCACTACCAGCCAGCCACCACCGCAGGCCAACCAAACGCCCGCACCCGCGATACCAAACGCCCGCGCCCGCGCTCGCGCACACCCGCGCGAAATTCTAAACGCGCCCGCGCGTAGGTACTGGCGGCGGCAGCGCCAAGCTCTGCGGGTTCGGAAGCGCAAAATTTTTTTAGGTGAGGGGGCAAAAAATCGCTTCCCTGGGGCGGGGCGGAAAAAGGAGGCGGGGGTCAAAACGCGACAAAAGGCCCGGAAACTGGGTGTTTCCGGGCTGGCGGAGCATGAGGGTGGCGGCGGTTCCGGGGTGGATGGCAAGCGGAGCGGGCGCGGCGGTGGCGGTTCCGGGCCGGTGGACGCAAGTTGTAAGCAAGTTACAGGCAAGTTAAAAGCATGTTGGCAACTGAGTGGGCAAACGGGCCGGGCGTGGATGCGGCGGGACACGGAAAAACCCCGGAGCTGCGCGGGCAGTCCGGGGGGGAGAAAAAATATTTTAGCAAGGTACTTTAATTTTGCGACAAAATGCGATACAATAGAAAAGCCAAATCAATCTGAATAAATGCACAAACAAAAATCCAAGGGGGTAGTATACCCATTGGATGCACAAACATATCCCGCACGAATGGAATGAATTTGATAAAATGCAAATTCCGTTTCTGTTCGTGTGGGAATACCCGTTTGTGCAGATTGGTTTGGCGACTATCGGAGTTTGTGTTTTTGTGCGGCTGCTTCGGTAGCCGCACTTTTTATTTTATACGAAAGGGGTCACAGCAAAATGAAAACCAAAAGGATGGCGACGCTTCTGCTGCTTGCGACTATGCTTCTTCTGCTTATGACCGGATGCGGCGGAGGGGACAAGATCAACGCCCCGTTTACCGACGAGGACAGCGCGGGCATGAATTACGCCGATGTGATGGAACAGCTCACGGCGGCGGGATTTACGCAGATCACGACGGAAACCGTCAGCACCAACGACAAGGAGCGGGACGGAGAAGTGGTGTCCGTGGTCATTGGCGATATGGAAAGCTATAATACAGCAAACAAGTTCAAGCCGGACGCGGCGGTGGTCGTTAAACATTATGCGCTGGAGCAATTCGAGGTCACAATGAAGATCACGCCAGGCGGTGACCCGGAACGCCCGATATTCACTGTGGAAACCAATCTGCCGGATAAGACGGAGTTGACTGTGACGCTGGCCGACGGCGGAAGCTACACAAAGTCCCAGACGGTAAAGGTGAAAAACGGAACGGCAACAACAGACCGCTTCTTTGGGGACTACCACGATCTGGCCGGAGAGTATACCGTAAGCTGCACCATGAGAATGGAGGAGCAGGGGTATTGGGCAAAAACCGAGCTTGGAACCCAGGGCGAGTGCATGAGCGGCCCGCTGGTAAAGACTGATGATGAAACCGGCGAGCGGTATGTATACATGGAACAGCAGTACACCGCACCAGTGCCGGAGGAGCCGGAGGCCATACCGACAGAGGAAATGGTCGCGCTGATCGAGCAAACTATGGAACGGTTCTTTGAGGACGATTACACGGTGGAGCTGGTCGGAACGGTGTATGTGGTCAACCTTTGGTGCGACGGTATGGCAGAAACAGCAGTGCTGGCAAAGGCCGGGACGGAGGATGCCGCGGAGGTGTGGAACGAGCTGCGCAACACCACCGCAGACCTGTCCGTTTCCCTGTGCAATCTGCTGGCCGCGAATGGACACGGCAACGAAAGCGCGGAGGTAAATATCCTGAATGATATAGACCGGGAACTGGTGCTGCTGACGGCATACATTGGCTTTGTGACATACGACTATGTGACGGAATAAAAATAATTTTTGAGAGTTAGCAACTTTGACAGGTTTTCTGTGGTAAAACAATATTGTGGAATCAAAGCCCGTGGCGGAAACGCTGCGGGCTTTGCTATTGGCGCACCCTGTTTTGGCCGAAGCCCTGCGTTCCTGCGCGGGGTAATGATGTAGGCCGGACGGGGTGTGCCGCCTATTCAGGAGGTGCGAAATGCCGAAGCGGAGCGAGAAGCGCGACACCGCCAAGGCTGAATATGTCGCCCGGAAAGCACGGGGCGAAAAAGTAAGCCTGCGGGAGCTGGCGCAGGAGTTGGGCGTGTCCTATCAGACGATGCGGAACTGGAAAGCGGCGGACAAGTGGGACGAGGCCCTGCCAAAGAAAAAGCGCGGCGGCCAGCCGGGCAACAGGAACAGCGCCGGAAAAAAGAACGCTGCGGGGAGCCACCCCGGAGCGCCGGTAGGAAACAAGAACGCGGAAAAGGACGGAGCTTACAGCGCCGTCTTTTTTGATATGCTCACCGAACAGGAGCGGGATTTCATCGCCCAAACGCCGCTGGGAAGCAAGGCGGCGTTGGAACATGAAATGCAGCTGCTCAAATTCCGGGAGCACAAGATCATGGCGAAGATCGCCGAGTATGAGAGCCAGCCGGAAGATACGCTGTATATCAGCAGTCTGCTTGATATGCGCGTTCCGAGCGGGCGGGGCAAGGACAAGAAAGACGGTGCCGTGCAGAACATGGGAATGTACAGCAAGGACAGCGCCTTTAGCCGGGTGCTGAAATTGCAGGAGGCCCTATACAAAGTGCAGGGCCGCATTGCCAAGATCGCGGACAGCCTGCGGGCGCTGGAGGAAAGCGAGCGGAGGATGGAGCTGGAGAAAGAACGGCTTGCCATTCTGCGCATGAGGGCCACCGGCGTTGTGGATGTGCCAGACCCGGAGGACGGCGAATAGGCATTTGACCATGAGATCGAGGAGGCGCTATGAGGTTATACACAAGCAAGGTCGTCGCCCAGTGGCTTTGCCTGACCGAGCGCCGGGTGCGGCAGCTCCGGGACGAGGGCGTGATCGTGGAGGCCCGGCCCGGACTGTATGAATTACAGCCGACGGTAGCCCGGTATATCAGCTACATCGGCGGAGCGGGCAAGGAGAGCCTGAACAACGAGCGTATGCTGCTGACCGCCGAAAAGCGCAAGGCGGCGGAAATGGACAATGCGCTGCGGCGGGGTGAAACACACCGCACGGAGGACATAGAGCAGGGAATCAAAACCATGTTCCTGAACATGAGGAGCCGTTTTCTGGCACTGCCCGCCAAGCTGTCCCCCGCCCTGGCGAGCATGGGCGGGAACCAGACCGCCATTTTTGACGAGCTGAAAAAGGCCATCGACGAAACGCTGGAGGAATTGAGCGATTACAAGGTGGCCTTTGCGGTACAGGACGGTGAACGCGATGGAGAGGAAGAAGAAAGCTAAACACCCGTGCGAGGGCTGCGTGTGGCGGACACACACCAGCGAGGACAAGGTGCTGTGTCTGTTCCCGAAGTGCATGAGGGAGGAATACAAGCGCCTGTGGCCCCGCACAAAGGCAACAGACCATGAAGAAACAAAAGCTGATTGATATTCCAAAGTCCACGATGGATATGCTGGCCCGGTGCGTGGCGGTGCTGAAACCGCCCCCGGAGCTGACATTGAGCCAGTGGGCAGACAAATACAGGATGCTTTCGGCGGAGAGCAGCGCCGAGCCGGGCCGATGGCACACGGACAAGGCCCCGTATCAGCGGGAGATCATGGACGCGATAGGTGACCCGCATATCCGCAAGGTGGTCATTATGAGCGCCGCGCAGATCGGCAAGACCGATGCCTTTGTGCTGAATACCATAGGCTATTACATGGACTATGCGCCAGCGCCCATCCTCGTTATGCAGCCGACCCTTGACATGGGCCAGACCTTTTCCAAGGACAGACTGGCCCCCATGATTCGTGACACCCCGGAACTGCGGGACAAGGTGGATGTGAAAAGCCGCTATTCGGGAAACACGATCATGAAAAAGAATTTCCCCGGCGGACACATCACCATCGTAGGCGCGAACAGCGCGACGGGCCTTGCAAGCCGCCCGATCAAGGTGCTGCTGGCCGACGAGGTTGACCGATACCCGGCCAGCGCCGGAACGGAGGGCGACCCTTTGAGCCTTGCCCAAAAGCGCCAGACGACCTTTTGGGACAAGAAAACCGTGATCGTCAGTACGCCGGTGCTGAAAGGCAGCAGCCGCATTGAAACGGAGTTCAACCAAAGCACACGGGAGGAATGGAATGTACCATGCCCGGACTGCGGGCATTACCAGCCCCTTGTGTGGGCGAATGTGATCTTTGACCGGGACAACCCCACGGGCGAAGTGCTTTACAAGTGCGAGCGGTGCGGCGTTGTTTCGGGTGAATACCAGTGGAAAGCGGCCAGCAAACACGGGCGCTTTGTGGCGGAAAACCCGGAAGCGGAGGCGCGGGGGTTCCACCTGAATACGCTGGCATCCACCTTTTGCTCCTGGAAAGAGGTCGTGCAGAAATTCCTTGTGGCGAAAGAACAGCTTGACCAGGGCAACCCGGAGGGCATGAAAACATGGGTCAATACCGAACTGGGCGAAACCTGGGAGGAGCAGGGCGAGCGGCTGGAGGACACCGAGCTTTACAACCGGCGGGAGCTGTACCCGGCGGATGTGCCGGACGATGTGCTGGTGCTGACCGCTGGCGTGGATGTGCAGGATGACCGCTTTGAGGTCGAAGTGGTGGGCTGGGGCATCGGCAAGGAAAGCTGGGGCATCCGCTACCAGAAGATTTACGGCGATCTGCTGAAAGAACAGGTGTGGAACGATCTGGACAACTTCCTGCTGACCGGCTTTAAGAAGCAGGACGGAACGACGCTGCACATCATTAGCTGCTGTATGGACAGCGGCGGCCACCACGCCGATCAGGTTTACCGCTTCACCAAAGACAGGTATGAGCGCAAGGTGTGGGCCATCAAGGGCAAGGGCGGCGCGGAAGTGCCGTACATCCGAAACCCGTCCACCAACAACCGCGTGAAAGCGCCGCTGTTCACCATCGGCGTAGACGCGGGAAAGGCCCTGCTTTACCAGAGATTGCGGCATGAAACCAAGGGGCCGAACTACTGCCACTTCCCCATGAACGAGGAAGCGGGGTACGACGAGCAATATTTCAAGGGCCTTACGGCTGAAAAAATGGTGGTGCGCTTCCGCAAGGGCAGAAGCGTTGTGGTGTGGGAGCTGAAAGATAGCAAGCACAAACGCAACGAGCCGCTGGACTTGCGCAATTACGCCACCGCTGCGCTGGAGATCGCAAACCCGGTACTGCAAATTGCCGAGGGAGCGCCCCAGCCAAGAAAACGCCCGGCGGGCCGCCGGATGCGGGGAGGAATCTAAATGGCAGTTTTCTCGAAAGAGCTGTGCAAAAAGAAGCTGAACACATGGCTTGCCGCCGAGGAAGCGGTGGCAACAGGCCAGAGCTACCAAATCGGGAGCCGTATGCTGACGCGGGCAGACCTGAAACAAATCCGCGAGGAAATGGAATACTGGGCGGCCAAGCTGGCCGAGGCGGAGGCCGAGGAAAAGAGCGGCGGAAGAAACCGCGCATACCGGCTTGTTGCCCGTGATGTATGAGGAGGTCACAGATGGCAAAACCGAATATCTTTGACAGAGCGGTTGCCGCTGTCGCCCCGATACACGCAGCGAAACGGGCGGCGGCACGGGCCGCCATGTCCGTTATCAACAGCGGGTACGGAAATTACGGCGCAAACCTGACCAAAAAGAGCATGAGAGGCTGGGAGTACCACGGCGGAAGCGCCAAGGAGGACATCGAGGACAACATTGATGTGCTGCGCCAGCGCAGCCGCGATGCCTATATGGGAATCCCCACGGCGGCGGCAGCCCTGAAAACCATGCGCACGAATGTGATAGCAAGCGGCCTGATGCCCGCGCCGCAGATCGACGGGGATTACCTGGGGCTGACGGCGGAGCAGACCGAGGAGCTGCAGGCGCAGATCGTCCGGGAATTTGGCCTTTGGGCCGATACGCCCGTATGCGATGCTGACCGGGTGGATAACTTCTACAAGCTCCAGCAGCTTGCGTATTTAAGCTACCTGATGAACGGCGACACCATAACCCTGCTGCCGATGAAGCCGCAGCGGGGACAGCCCTATGATCTGCGTGTGCGGCTGGTGGAGGCTGACCGGGTATGCAGCCCGGACGGCCACGACAGGCTGATGCCGTGCAATGTTCACGGGTACGAAGTTCACAACATCGTGCAGGG